TGTGATGGTTGCGGTTGCGTTGGTCCCATTACGCGCAATAGGCAAAAACACACTCGTCCCCAGCGTCGGGGTCCGCATAGGCCCGCGACGGATGGCGATGTAGATGTATGTTTGTGATGGACTAAGTTGCCCGTTCTGCCCAACGAACCCATTTGCCGTTGGGATTACAATAGGAGTGTTGCCAAATTCTGCGCCAGACGTATTAGCAAATAGCCCCTGAGTTGAACTATAGGACCATCCGCGCATGTTGTCAGCGAGTATCCATCCTTCTGTTGAAGACGATGTTTTTAGCAAAATCCACTGCGGTTCCCAGCCAAGATTTTGATTGGTAACATTCCCGCTGCCATCAGCCGTAAACGACCCACACTGAATAAGCCCAGTGGACGCTGTGTCGTGGGCGTAGAGGTAGGCAACGTAGGTGCCGCCCGATGCGTTGACCGTTGTATCCGTACCGACAGTGAACTCAGTCGCGGTCGGCGTTGTGCTGTTCCAGCGGGTCGTGCCAGTGGCCACAGCAGCCGTGCTATTAAGCACCTGATACTGCGTGTTAGCGTTGCTGCGGTGGTAGACTTGCCAGTCGGAAAAGCCATTTAGCCGCTTAACTATGATACACCCCGGAGCCACTCCGAGATTATGTGCAATGGTGCGATTAGCGCCATTCCCAGTCCACGTTACCAAGTCAAAAAACTTTGGTGACTTCTTAAATGACCAAGTGGCAAAAGTACTGCCGCTTCCGTTAACAGCCGTATCGCTTCCGACAGTAAAACCGGAGGTTCCAATAGCCAGCGTTCTCCCCGAAAAACTAGCCACATCGTTAGTCTGATTAGTTCTTAGATAGTCACTGTCGTTGCGGGTTGTGTCAAACAAGTAATGGGCGGACACGGCGCTGCGTCCCTTTTGCCAAACAAGGCCGCCCCCGCTCGCGAGATTTACGTTTGTAGTAACTGTCTGCGAAGACGCTCCGTCGCCCGCGTAAAGATACGTTGAGAACACGTCTTCAATAGCCGGAGGTAGATTACCCGCCAGCGGCCACAGACCCTGCTTCGTCCAGTACGCAGCGTCGGCCAGCGTCCACACGCCAGAGGCCGCGCCATTCTGGAGCGGGCCAGCGGGGGTTACAGGAGTTTTGCGGATTATTCCACCCGGCCAACGGTTGCTCATTTCTTGTTCCTTACGGGTTTATTATAGCAGTAGATGTCTCGCGATCCAAGTGCAGAGTGCCCTCGCAGACCATGCTGTAGTCCGCGCCAGTCTTCGTACCACGGCACGGCACGTTGATCTCGACGTTCTTCGTCAGATACTCCTTGCCGTCCTCGAACACGCGCCAGACGTGATCCATCGTGCCGCGACCCGGCTGGCCACGAGTTTGATTGTAGCGTACATGCACGACCGACATCAGATGACCTCCGCTGCGGCAGCGGGTGCGTACTCGACGCCGATGTTAAAGTGGACGAAGCGGATGGGCTTGTCGGATGCGTGGCGGGTGAAGCCGTGCGGCAGCCACGCGTTGGCGAAGATCAGCGTGCCCGGCTTGGCCTCGATGCCCATAGCGTTGCTGGCGGGCGTCACCTGACCCATGTCGGCCTCGGGCAGGTTGACCTGCACCTTACCCGCACGCGGGTCGTAGAACAGCGCCTTGGAGCAGTCCTCGGGCGTCTCAAGGAAGTAGAAGCCGACGAGCTGCGCCCCGTTGCCGTGGACGTGCTGCTCCATCTGCGAGTGCTTGTGATGCTCCTGCGTCCACATCTCAGTGAAGAAGGTGCTCGCGCCAGTCATGTCGCTGCCCTGATTGCTCAGTATCTGCCACGCGGAGCTGCCGACATACTCGCAGAAGGCGTGCATGCGCGGGTCGTCAACGAGGTTGCCTGTCATCTTGACTGGGTAAATCTCGTTGATGTCCTGCGGCTCGAAGTTATCCTCCGACACCGCGCGAACGGCGTCGAGGAACTCAGGCTTGAAGGCCGTCACGACGACAGTCGGGAAGCAGTATAGAGGCGTCAGCTCATCGCTCACGACTTATCCTCAAGGAACAGCGGCTTCATGTTCGTCAGCACGCTAGTGCGGTCGCCTTGGCTATTGATCACCTTCAGGGTGATTGCCTCGATGTGCGGCACAATCTGCGCCTCGAAGTCAGGGTGGCAGCGCATGGTGTTGAGGTGATCGTGCGGGATTGTACCAGCCGTGAGCAGGAAGTTCTCAGCCCGCGTCTTCAGCTCGCCCAGCCACTCTTCGCGCTGCATGGCCTCGTTGGCTTCAAGGAACGGCAGGTCGCGGTATTTGCGGTTCGGCTCAAGCTCGTCCATCAGCTTGCAAATATATGCGTACTCATTGAGTGCGGCTTGGTGGTTCAACGCCCAGCCCTCGTTGACCGAGTTGCACTCAAGCAGGTCTGCCTCTGCCTTGAGCCGGTCGATTTCAGTTGAGTTGTCGTCAGCCAGCACGGCCTCTGCCGTGAGAACCTTAGCCTGACGGCGTAGGGCTTGTGCCTTCGAGTGCTCAATCTTGACGCCGATGTCGATCTTCTGGTCGTGCAAGAGCGCCCAAGCACCGTCTGCTGTGTGGCAGCTTCCCGCCATGAAGTGCTTTAACTGAAAGTCGCAATTATTGCGATGTGGCTTACTATTCATCGTTGTGCTCCTACGATGTGGTGGAAATTAAAGGGTGATACCTGCGATGCCGTTGGATGTGGCGGAACCGGCACATGATGCCACTGTAGCCGCGCCGCCTGCGCTGACCACGCATCCTGAGTAGGTGTATTTGTTGCGGGTAGTAACACGACCGCAGCTTGTAAATCCTATTGCAAAAATGCCAACCGTACTGTTCCCAGCCGCCGAACCGCAAATTGATGCGACAGTAGCGGCCCCTCCTGCGCTGACTACACATCCTGAATAGGTGTATTTATCGCGGGTGGTAACATAACCACTAGCCGTTTGCCCCAGTGCAAAAATACCAACAGTGCTGTTCCCACCCGCCGAATTATTGTTTGACGCTGCGGTAGCCGCGCCGCCTGCGCTGACTACATCACCTGAGTAGGTATATTTATTGCGGGTGGCAACACGACCACAGGGCGTAAAGCCCAGCGCAAAAATCCCAACCGTACTATTACCGGCTGCGGACCCGCCGCCTGATGCCGTTGTCGCCGCTCCCCCTGCACTGACGACATCTCCTGAATATGTGTATTTATCGCGGGTGGTGACGCGGACGAAGCAAGGGTTTAGCCCGATTGCAAAGATGCCAACGGTGCTGTTTCCCGCAGCAGAGCCACCGAAGGTCCCCACTGTGGAGGCTGTTCCGGCGCTGACTACGCACCCTACGTAGGTGTATTTATTGCGGGTTGTAGAGACGATGCAGGCTGCAATTCCCAACGCAAAGATACCGACCGTGCTGTTGCCATCCGCAGCGCCTGATCTATTAGCGGCTGTGGCGGCAGTACCGGCGCTGACAGCGTCACCTGAATATGTGTACTTATTACGGGTCGTAGAAGCGCAAGGCGCATTCCCCAACGCAAATATACCAAACGTGCCGTCCAGCACGAAGTTCGGTGGCCACAGCCCCTGACCGACTGCCTGAAACTGCTGGGAGAGGGACCAGACCCCGCTGTACGAGGGCATCAGATGTTCTCCTTCAGCATTTTCTTGCGGCGTCCCCAGAACACATAAGCGGCAGCGCTGAGTTTAGCACGCGTCTCATCGGAAATTGGCTTTTTATTTTTAGCTGCTATGCTCATTTTTTGTATCTCTTCCGGCGTCCGCTTGCGGCCTTTATTAGCAGCGCTAATTTTAGCTTTTGAAGCGTCTGTATGCGGTGAGCCCTTTCTGCCCGTAAGCGTAGCAGAAATCTTAACACGCTGCTCTGGTGTCACAATCAACCCGCTGGGGCCGTGACCGCCATCAGTAAGATTAACGAGGGCAACACCTGAGCGACGCAAGCACTTGATAAGACCCATTTCCAAATCGAACGCGGTGCTTTCGTCGGAGCAGTCCAGCTTCCCGATTAGAATGTTGCGCCTGTCGTATTTCGCAACGACATTCTTGTGGTGCTGGTTCCGCTTATGGAACATGTTCAAGCGCCTGCCATTGCCCTTGCCAATGTAGAACGGCGTCCCATCAGGCTTGGCGTGAATGTACGCGTAGAACTGCTTGCCGTTCGCATCCGGCAGCACTGAAGGCTTTGCTAGGGAGCCGCTGTACGATGGCATGGATTACGCTCCCTGCTTTGATGAGAAGTGTGTCATGTCGTGATGCCGATGATGCCGTTGGATGCGGCGGAACCCTCGAAGGAACCTGCGGTAGCCGCACCACCAGCGCTGACAACGCAGCCTGAGTAGGTGTACTTATTGCGGGTAGCAACTCTGCCGCATGCAGTGCAGCTTAACGCAAAGATGCCAACGGTGCTGTTGCCTGCCGCAGAACCATTTTTAGATGCAGCCGTTGCCGCGCCCCCTGCGCTGACGACATCGCCTGAGTAGGTGTATTTGTCGCGGGTGGTTAATCTAGTGCCGCAACTATTCTGCCCTAACGCAAAAATACCAACCGTGCTATTTCCCGCAGCGGAGCCATAATACGAACCAACTGTTGCCGCTCCCCCCGCACTTACCGCGCAACCAGAATAAGTGTACTTATTGCGGGTTGTGTAAATGCCGTTGGTGGCGACCCCCAAAGCAAAAATGCCAACGGTGCTGTTGCCTGCCGCAGAGCCTACTTCAGACCCCACCGTAGCAGCTCCACCTGCGCTTACAACGCAACCTGAGTAGGTATACTTATTGCGAGTGGTTGACCCTTGAAAAGTACAAACTAACCTACCAAGTGCAAAGATGCCTACTGTGCTATTGCCTGCTGCGGAGCCATAAAAAGACGCCACAGTAGCTGCTCCGCCCGCGCTGACTACACAGCCTACGTAGGTGTATTTATTGCGAGTGGTGACGGGGCACGGTGCAATCCCTAACGCAAATATACCAACGGTGCTGTTACCCGTAGCGGAACCTCGGGATGAAGCCGCTGTGGCTGCTCCACCCGCGCTGACGGCATCGCCAGAGTAGGTGTATTTGTTGCGGGTGGTGACGCGGCCACAACTGGCGGTGCTACCCAACGCAAAGATACCAAATGTCCCGTCCGCTGACGGGGTAACGCTATTACTAAACGCGCTAATCGGTGACGGCCCATAGCTGTTCAGTGCAAAGACACCAAAGGTGTACGCGGTGCCGTTGGTCAGACCGGAGAACGTCAAAGGTGAAGCGGATGCAGTCGCGGCAACATCGCTCGGAGTAGACCGCCCGGTATAGCCGGTGATCGCAGAACCACCCACATTGGTCGGCGCGGTGAAGCTCACCGTCGCGGACGCATTACCTTCCGCAGCCGTGCCAATAGTAGGCGCGTTCGGGGCTTGCAGCGGGTTAAACCCGACGCCGAGAATGCCGCCTTGAAACCGCTTTGACATCCGCTTTTATCCCGCAAATTCTTGGTAAGTCACCGTCATTGTAATCGTATTGCTGGTGCCAGCCGTCGCGCCGAGTGACGTGTTGGCGGCCAGTACAACTGGCGTTGTCGCGTCGGAGACTATCAGCGATGCGTCGGCAGGCACTGAGATCGTCGACGCCATCGGGAAGGCCGTGCCACCCAGAGCGGCTGCGCTGTAGCGCGACACGCTAATGTCTGCGGCGTTCGTGCCATCGACGTTGGCTGCAACGATTGAGATGACCTTGAACACGCGGCCAGACGACGCGGCGTTTGACAGCAGCGACGTGGCACTCGTTGTGCTCAGGGCGACGTTGACGGTGAACTCACCGATCAGATTGTTGGGGGCTACATAGGCCATCAGTTACCTCACGAAATCTCAAGAATGGACATGACGGCATCCACAGAGGTCGCCGCAGAGGACTTAACCCGAAGGCTGTCGCCAGTGATCAGAACGACCTTCTCATCGCCGCCAATCGGGATAAAGGCGTTGCCCACGCCAACACCAGCGCCCTTGACCAGGTAGGCGTCGTTCGTGCCATCGTAGACGGTCACGTCAACCGTGATCGGGGAAGTGGTCGTGTTGCAGACCGACAGGCCAATGACCGTCGTCTGCACGCCGCCACCGACAGTATAGCTGCCGACGGCTGTCAGCGATGCGCCGATGTTACGGCTTACTTTGCGAGTGAATGTATTGGCCATGTCAGCTTCCTATCACATTAAGACATGAGTTCATAGCTGACGCTAAACGTCAGCTTGCTTGCGGTCCCCGACGTGATCGAGATGGAGGTGCCCTCCTCAAGATAAATCGCCGTCGTCTTGTCCGTCACAATCAGCGATGCGTCGGCCGGAACCGAGATCGTCGAGGCGATCGGGTAGGCCGTGCCGCCGGATGGGGCAGACCCCTGAGCCACGCCGCCGTTGGTGTAGATCGACACGGTGCAATCAACCGCGTTCGTTCCATCGACGTTGGCGACAACGATCTGGTTGATCTTGAGAACCGTGTTCGATGACGCGGCGTTCTGGAGAAGCACGACAGCCGTCGTCCCCGACGGCGTAAAGTACGTCGTCTTGCCCGTGATCGTTGTCAGGGATGCAATATTTGGCGCTGCCATCGTCTAACTCCTTAAAGCCCAAAGACCAACGCCAGTGCGGTAGCGCGTGCTTGCGATACCCCCGACGCGGCTGGTGCCTGTGAAACCCATGTCGTTCCGTTGCTTACTAATACATTACCTACGGTGCTTGGCGCAACCGTTTGAAGCGCGCTCGTCCCGTTGCCGAGAAGAACAGCGTTTGCAGAGAGCGTAGATGCCCCCGTACCACCATTGTCGACCGGCAGCGTGCCAGTGACGCCAGTGGTCAACGGCAAGCCTGTTGCGCTGGTGAGCGTGCCAGAGGACGGCGTGCCGAGTGCGCCGCCATTGACGACAACAGCGCCGGCAGAGCCTACGTTGGTGCCCAGCGCCGTTGCGACGTTTGTGCCCAAGCCGCTGACGCCTGTCGAGATCGGCAGGCCGCTGGCGTTGGTCAGCGTGGCCGCAGAAGGCGTGCCGAGGTTCGGCGTGGTGAATACAGGCGAGGTCGTCAAGGCCACGTCGCCCGTGCCGCTCACGGCGTAGCTCGTCGCCCACGCCGTGCCGGTGCTGTTCGCGATGCCCGCAGCCGGGTAGACCATGCTCGACGCGCCAGGCGACCACGAGGCCGTTGTGCCGTTCGAGGTCAGCACGTAGCCGTTAGCACCGATACCAAGACGGCCTGCCGTGCTCGATCCAGTTCCGAGGATAAGATCGCCGGTAGACGTGATTGGCGACAGCGCGTTGAACGCAGCCGAAGCGGTTGTCTGGCCGGTGCCGCCCGATGCGATCGGCAACGTGCCGGTCGTCAGGGCTGATGTGGATGTCGCATAAACCGCGCCGCCAGATGTGAAGCTGGTGAGACCCGTGCCGCCATTGGTGGTGACGACGGGGCTGATCAGGCTAAACTGCGTGCCGCTGGTGAGCTGGAGGCCGTTGCCCGCCGTGTAGAGCGTGCTGTCTGAGACCTGCACGAAGGTGAGCGCCGTCACCCCGAAGGTGATGGTCCCGACGGTGTTCAGTACGTAGGTTTCGCCAGCGCCCGTGTCGCCGGCCGTCACGAAGAACGCGTCGCCCTGACCGAGGCCATTGGGGTCTTTTGATGCGTACGTGTCGGCGTCGGTCGTGCGTGTCAGCACCCAATTCGTGCTGCCGCTGCCGACCGTCGTAACCTCGTAGATGCCGTTCTCGAAGGCGTTGGTCTGGTTGTAGATTAGGATGCGGTCGCTAACCGAAGCTGTCGGGCCGTCAGGCGCAAATGCGGCTTGTGCCCCCGCATTGGTCAGTGTGGCGCCAACACCAACGCCCGCACCGCCCGGCTGGTTGTACGTTGCAGTCAGGTTGCCCGTCGTGTTTGGAACTTCGTACTTAACCGCCGTGTGATACGTGATGCCGGAGGACACCTGCGTGTCCACGTAGCTCTTGTTCGCAATTTCGGTAGCGGTTGTCGGCGTCGTGCTAATCGTACCCGTTGTCAGCGCAACAGACGTGAGCGTCGGCGTCATGCTGTAGCTCGGATTACCCCCAGCGTTAACCAGCACGCCGGTGCCCGAGCCCAAGAACGTCGTCGCGCCTGCGCCTGTCTGGTACGGAATAGAGCCAGCCGCGCCACCGCCGATGTTGGTAGCAGTGGTTGCGGTTGTCGCCGTTGTCGCTGTACCGACAGTGATTGTCGATGGGTTGACGTAGGCTGGCGCAGTGCCGTTGGACGCCAGCAGGAAGCCGTTGGAGCCAACTGGCAGCTTGTCGAGGGTCGTCGTCGTGTTAGCAAAGAGGATTTCGCCAACCGTGTAGCCCGTGATGCCCGTGCCGCCGTTGACCGCACCTAGCGTACCAGCCAGCGTCAGCGTGCCAGCCGACGTGATCGGCCCACCAGTAAACGACATGCCGGTCGTGCCGCCACTTGCGTTGATCGAGGTTACGGTACCAGCACCGGCGACGCTGATCCACTCAAGGTCAGTCGCGCCTGCATTGATAGCCAGCACCTTGCCCGCGTTGCCCGTGTAGCTCGGCAGGAGGTTGATGCGGGCCGCCGTGACCGTTGTGGCGTTCGTGCCGCCGCTGCTAATGGCCAGTGTGCCAGACAACACATAGTCGCTACCAGAGAGGCCAAAGCTAAGACCAGTGGTGCCAGCAGTGACGTCGCGCCAAACCGGAGTGCCGCCGCCGGTTGAGAAGAAGACCTGGTTGTTGCTGCCTGCCGGCCCCATATCTACATTTGAGCCATCGCTATAAAGGATGGCACCGGCAACAGGGCTTAGACTGCTGCCGGTGCCGCCACGGGCCAAGGGGAGCACTCCTGAGGTTTCCGTGGTGTCTGAGAGGTCAACAGCCGGGTGAACGTGATCGTCACGCGCAGCAACCGAACTTGTACCGGCAGAGGGTGTGCCGCCCGATTGAGGAAGGGCAGCGGAAAGGGTCAATGCAAACGTGCGGTTAGCCGAGAGGTCTCCGCCACCAGTTAAGCCAGCGCCAGCGGTAATTGTGCGGCTTGTCGGAACGTATCCGGTCAGGCTGATCGCCGTTGTGGACGCAATCTCTACGCGGCCCTTCGCATCAACCGTAAGAACCGGGATCTCAGAAGACGAGCCGTAGGTGCCAGCAACGACACCGCTATCAGCGAGCTGGCTAAAGCCAACACCGCCAGCAGCAATAGAAATGACGCGGTCAGCAGACAGATCGCCGCCGCCAGTGAGACCACCGCCGCCAGTAATCGTGCGGCTTGATGGTACAGCGCCGACAGACGCGATGTTACCGAAGCGGACCTTGTAGGTGACGCCGTTGAGGACATAAGGCAGGTATCCGTCTTGGCTCAGCCCATCGTACTCGGTGAGCTGCGAAATGCGTGTCGGAACCAGATTTGAGGGAACTGATGTCATTTACGGCTCCAGATATTCTTCAAAGTCCTCGCTGACGAGGAAGTAGCTATCGTCTTCGGTCGGCAAGCCGAGCGGATCTGTACCAATCGGCGTGTCAGGTCGCGCAAACAAAAGCGCGATCTTCTCCGGCTGCCGGGCAGGCAAGCGGTAGGGATCATACTCGTCGCGATCTTCGAGGCACACCTTGAGGCCCGGATAGTTCGGGTCGCTGTACAAGTCGTCCAGGCTAAACTTACGGCTGCATCGGCCACAAATGCCGATTGCCAGTGTCGAGCGCCCAAGAGTGTTGAGATATATGCCCATACTACCTCGTGTACATCGCTATGTTGGGCGCGATCGTCATCGGGCTGTTGTCGCGCTCTTCGGCCTGCGCCGTGTAAAGCGCCTGCTGCGCCTTGGCATCGAGCATGCCAATCATACCAACCTCGACCTCAACGATCTCCATAGCCATCTTAGCGGCCAGCATTGAGACAATCGCCTCATACCAGCGCTGCGGAACCTCGAGCTCCTGCGTCATGGTACCAACGTCCATGATGTAGCGCTGGATCCAAATCACGAGCTGGGAATAGTCTGCGCCGCTGTTGGGGACAGGCCACAGATGCATGACAGGGTTAGGAATGACGCGATCGTACCAGTATTGCAGGGAGCGATTGCTCTGGAAATACTTGTTCGGCAGGTTCGTGTAGTCGTCGCGGTTCATGCGCGCCAACGGGATCTCGGTCGGCGTATTGCCGGTATAGATCTCTTCGAAGACGAGAGTGCCGGTTGTTGCCCGCACGCGGAAGTACGGCGTAGCAATAGAGCTTTCGAGGTCGAACCAAGTCCACTCACCTGATGTGGCCACTGGGTTCTCAGTCTGGATCGTCTCCCAGACAATGCTATCGGGCGAGCGCTCAAGCGCGATCGGCACTGATGCGGCCAGCCATTTAACACCGACTGTTGTCACGAACGTATCGCCACCAAACGCAATGGTGTGCGTGGTCGATGTGGTCGTATTGACGCCAGAGACGGTTTGAAGCTGGCGGAAATTGCTGTTCAGGATGTCAACGACCTTAGTGTCGAGCACCACATCACCAACGCCGTCATAAAGCGGGATGATCTGCTTCTCGATGCACCACAGTGGGGCGCCCATGTTAGCCAGGTCGGAGAGCAGCAGATAGAGCTGGTCGTTGGCAATATCGACGTATTCAGCCGTTATGCTTTCGGCAGGCAGCTTGCATCGACGGATGGCGTTTTCGATCACCTTCCGCGTGTTGAATACTGTTTGTGATACCGTGTTGCTGTAGGCCATCAATCCTGCTCGCTGGGTTCAGTCAGCAGCCTACTAGCTCGAGTAGACATTTCTGGCCTCGGGGTTATACAAGAAGTGGAGGCCGACGGCAAGTCAACCTCCTCAATTCCCCATATTAGCACTTACCGCCTTTAGGCATCACCGAAAGTCCGCCCATAGCGCGGCGGATCATTGGGCGATTGCTGTGTGCTGGTGCCATGCTTGGGCCGCGTGTCGGCGTATGCTTAGACGCCACTATATCACCTCGGTTCATACCGCCCATGAGCGGGTTGCCAGATGATGGCTTTTGCGGGCCACCCTTCGGCATCGTGTCTACAAAAGTAGACTTGGCGCGCGGTGCCGCAGCCATATTAGCTTTAGCTTGTGTAATCACGCTGCCGAGTTTTGAATTAACTCCACCGCCCATATTCTTCTTCACCGCCTTCTTTGCCATACCATCGAGCACCTTTGATACAGCCACCGACGAGGGGCCAACAGGCTTTGCCTTCTTAGCTGGACTGGTCATGCCAAGCTCTTCGTTCGTCATGCGGCGGCCAGAGGCGTCGGTTGGGCGTGAGGACACACCCTCGGATGGGCGGCCAGCCATGCGGCGATCTTCTGCCGCAAGCTCAGCCATCGTTGCGCGCTTGCCCTTCTCGTTAAATACGCCGCCGCCAAAGCCCTTTTTCATAGGCTTTTTCGCGCCAGCCTTGCGAGCTTCGCTCATGGCAATCGCCACAGCCTGCTTCGGGTTCTTGACCTCTGGGCCTTTCTTTGAGCCGCTGTGCAGCTTGCCTGACGCAAACTCGCCCATGACTTTGGCCATCTTCTGCTCGCCCTTGACACTGCCACCCTTGGCGTACTTAGCCACCAGAGCGGGCTTGTTCATTGGACCTTCCCCGCCTGGCATGTCGGCGCGGCTGACAGTCATGCCGCCGTTGGCAAACTTGCGACCCGAGGTGGTGTCGTAGCTGGTCTTCGTGGTGTTCTTGAAACCGTCCATGTTACTTACCTTTCTTGCGGGCCGCAGCCATGTTATCAATTAAATTCGGGTAGGGTCGGCCAGCCGCCTTGGCGCGTGCCTTAGCAGATTTCTTGCGCTTTACCGACAAGTCCTTGGGCTCGCCGAGATCCTTGGGGCGCTTCTTGTCCCAGACAGGTTTTACAGCCAAGCCGCCCTTTTTGAAACGCGTTGAGATTTTAACGCCATACCCCTTCGGTGCAGCGGTGCCAGTCAAAGTGCCCAGCGTAGACCGAGGTTGGCTGATAGCAGTAGGCATTATCTGGGGGCCCATAGAACGGGCCGGTGCGCGCATAGGAACGGGCACAATGCTACCACCGCCGTCAGAGCCGCCCCCGCCAAATCCACCACCAAGGGGGCCTCCGCTAAAATCGCCACCGACAAAGGCATTCTCGCGCATCATACGATCTAACATAGCGGCATCCGCTGCGCGACGCCCGCTTACAACGATTTCTTCCGAGGGCATACTACTTACCTTTCTCCGCGCTTACGGCACGCTTGGTTCAACAGTCCCATTTGCGCCTCGCTTTATTGAGCCTGCTCTCAGGGTCCCGCGCGGCATTAGGAAACATTTTCGCCTGTCCAGCAGACCGTGCGCAGAAGCTCTTGCGGCGTGCGGCTGCCTTGGGTGACTTCTTGGCCTGCTTGGCCGAAACTGGGGGCTTGATGTCTTGGCCCTGCGCCTTCAGAGAGGCGCGGCCGACCGCATTTAAGCCGCCTTTGGGGTTCTGGCCCTCTTTACGGGTCCAGGCGCCGCCGCCTTCAGCCATCGCCAAACCGCCCTTTCGGAACGGAACGCGCAAATTGGCGCCAACCGCCTTTTGCTGCGGTGAGTAGGACAGGCCGGCGCCAAAACCACTCGGTGCGTTGTAGTTTACGCCCACGTTTTGCATACCGTAGGGCATGTTCTGACCGCCGCCGAACTGAGCATTAGCCGAAACACCACCGCCCATAGGCATATTTACGCCCATTTGCTGCATGCGCTGATCAGCCTGCATGCTCATCGAGGGCGTTGGGCCCTGCGGCTGCGGCTGGTAGTTCACGCCTGGCATATCCATGCGCTGGTTCTGCATGACGCCGAGGGCGTCGTTAATCTCGTCCCGCGCCCGAAGTGCTTTTAGGTCGAAGGCGAAATTTTCAAGCATTAGGCAATCCGCTCAGCAGCGAGGATGACAGACGGGACTGCCGGAGCAATCGCCCCGGCGGCGATGAAGTCGAGTGTCACAGCCGCGTTCTCAGGCAGCCACATGATCTCGATGTACTGCGCCGCCGTCACGGTTTCGTATAAGACGATCTGGGCAAACACCGCCCCGCCATCGGCAGCCTTGGGGATGTTCACAACGCTGGCAGAGTTCGCAATGTCTGTGCCGTTCTTGCGGAACCAGAACGTCGCGTCGTGATCGTTGGTGTCCGTGTTTTTGAACTGGATGCTCGGCGCGAGGGCGTAGGTGCCAGCCGCCGCGAAGGTGATGCGCGTCGGGTTGCCGCTGCCGTCATTGGCAATGGTGATGCCAACGGTCGGGGACGTTACGGTGTTCTCGAGCTTGACCGCCGTAGCCGCCGACACACTGCCAGTCTGGTCAGTCGTGCTGTTGGCCGAAATGTACGCGCGGCCGGCGAGCGACAGGAACGGCACCGCATTGGCGCTGTTGCCAATGTCGCTCGCCGCCACTTTCTTGCTGGTGCCGCCTTGCACCGTCTCGAACAGCTCCGTCCCCGCAAGGGGTGTGGTGGCTGCTGTGAGATCCGTGATTTTGACGTTAGCCATTATTCTTCGCCTTGGTTAGGTGTACAACACCACAACGGTGCCCGTAGAGATTACAGTCAAGCCGTTGTTTGCAGCAATCCCATTGCTACCAAAACTAACAGTGTCGCCAGCAGTGGCGCCAGTCTTGGTGTACAGGATTACGCCACTTGCGGCAGATGCGTTGTCGTAGACAGTCACGTTACCAGCGCCAGTCACAGACAAGCCAAAGAAACCAGCCGGTGTGGGCTTGATAACTACGGTGGTGTTGTTGACCACCTGATAGCCTAGTTTATCACCTATCATGTTGAACTCTCCTTCAGCTAGAAGGTGGCCGCTCAGACCCAAGGGGTAGGAACTGAGCGACCACGCAACTTATATCACGTCGTTTGCAAAAAGCGATATGCCCTAAGCGAGGGTGCAACCGTAGTTGCTGACGATCATCCAGCCGAGGGTGGTCAGGTACTGAAGGACAATCGTGTCGCCCACGTCGTTGAACGCGATGGTGTTGTAGCCAGTCTTGGTGGTCGGTGTGAGCGTGCCTTCGCCGCCGTCAACAACCATGATGATGGTCAGGATCTGGCCGTTCGCGCCGTTGGCCAGCGTCAAGGCGTCAGTGCCCGTGGTGGTCAGGCGGACAGTGCCAGAAGTGATTGGAACAGCGCCAGCGCCCGAACGGGTCGTGACCGTGCCGAACACGCGGCCGGTGAGATCGCCAGTGACGTTACCAGTGATGTTGCCAGTGATGTTGCCGGTGACAGTACCGATGAAACCGTTGGTCGATGTGACTGGACCAGAGAAAGTTGTAGAACCCATGTTCATATCCTTTTGCACAAGTCGCTCACCAGTCTGTGCATCGTCCTCTGGGAAGGTCTGGCAAGCTAATTAACCCAGTGGCTTGTGATATAGCACATACTCACGTGCCTTGGCTAGTAGCTCTATGCTGTCGTTAAAAAGACCTAAACCACGATTGCAGTTGGAGCAAAGCAGGGCGCGAATTGCGCCTGTCGCGTGGTCATGATCGATGGCAAGATCCTTGGTTTTGCCAGAAGCTTTGTCAGGCGAGGTCTCAGGTTGGTGGCAGATGGCGCAGACGCCGCCTTGGGTGTGCAGCATCTCTTGGTAGCGCTGAGCGTCAACGCCAGCGTGCTTCCATTTGCGCTGCTTGATGTAATGCGCATGGCATAGGTCTTTGGCGTAAAGGTGATTGTCGCAACCATCTATCGTGCAAATGCGCGCAGGCTTTTTGCGGTCTCTGTACATCGTATGGCCATACCGCAAGAAGCGCTGGTAGTGCATCTTGCACAGGCCCTTGGCCTTTACGGGATCTGCGCACCCATCTTCGGCGCACTCAGGAAGCTTGACCCGCTCCCGTGATTTGATGGGCGAGAACTCGGACCCGCGCATCCACTGTGAGTAATGCGTTTGGCAATAACCGCGCGCCTTGTGAGGCCGCGTACAACCATCGAACTGGCAAATTGTAGACATAAAAAAAACCCCCCTCGGCTTAGGATGCTGTATCCTTATACCGAGGAGAGTTCTTTTTCAAGCACTAATTAATGGCGGAAAACCGCCAATAATCACACGCCCGGAGTACCATAAATACCGCGGGGGTCCGTCCATCCGAACGCATAACGTTCTGTCGCTTTATAGCGCATGCTGTCGGTTTCGAAGTCGCCTTCCATGGACTTTTCAAGACCACGACGCATGGCGAGCTTCAGGCCTTCAGGCGCATCGGTCTCAACCCACCAAGCGGTGGACGAAGTGATACGCGAGAGGTTGGCCTGACCTTCCGCCAATAAACCCATAGATTTCACAGGGTTAATATCGTTGTCAGCAGTACCAGTGCGGAGAACCGACTTCAGCAGAACCTCAGCCTGGAAGACGTTGCTAGGACCAGCGACAATCTTCTTTGGCGTCAAACGGATGCGCTTGCCGTTGTTGTCAACAGCGTTGCGGATCTGAATGAGGATTTGCTCAAGCGACGTTTGCGACAGAGCCGCAGCCGTGTTGAGCTGGTTGCTGAAGGTAGCACCGTTAGCAAGCGGGTGGTTGGTTGCCACAAGCGAAACGCCATCGCCGCCGACATACGAACCGTTGAATGCACGGTTCAGAATGTTTGCGCCAAGTGTTTCTTTCGTTTCGATCAACGACTGTGCAAGGTGACGAGCATAGGTCTGACCGATACGGATGTGGTCGCCGTCTTCGACGAGCACCTTCGTCAGCGCGAATGCAAGGCCGTAGACCTTGTAGACATAACGCTGAATGAAGAGCACGCCACCCGACTGATAGGTGACCGGCATGCCGTCTGGAAGTTCCGGTGCAGCACCGAAACCGTACAGGACGGGTTCTTCGTGGTAGTTACGAGCAATGCCTTGGAAGGTCTTGAAGACCTGCGCATACTCGTCAGCCCGCTGGTCGTAGATGCCATTGAACTCTTCGTTCAGAATGGGCTCTACAATAGAGCGGAAGTCTGTACTTCTCATTGGGGTAGCCATTGTTCAAGCCCTCCTTAGATAGCGGCCTTATCAGCGACGAACTGATGTTCGCTGATTTGGACTTCAACAGTGAGAAACGCATCAGTCGCATCGTCCTGAACGGCATCGCTCAGACCAATTAGACGAACAGAAGCGTTGGCGGCAGCAGACGCAACATCAAGCGCAGCAGACGACAGACCCGTCGTGGCATTACCCACAAGCGTGTTTGCGAAGTCATACTGCTTACCGATGTCAGCAACAACGACGTTAGCGTTCGTCTGCACTTGGTAGACGATTGCCGGGTCAGTCGTGACATAGGCAGTGATGGTGGTTGCTGAAGCGGACGCAGTCCACTTGTTGCTCACGCGATAGCGGCCGTCGCTATCTGTGAACTCCACACCCTGGAACGTGCCAATGAAAGCTTCGCCCGTTGCAGCAGCAACGATTGTGCCTTCAGTTTGGCCGCCACCTGTAGATGGGGCAATCCGAACCGGTTGGTTCTGGAAGATATTGACCGCGTACCCTGTCGCGATGGTGTAAGCCACCGGACGGATCACACCCGATGGGTGTGACGAGGGTCGCAGGCCAAACGGCTGAGCAGTCGTAGTCATAGCCTTTTATCCTTTGATGGTTAAGAAACCGACCATCAGTCAAAGATGCCTCTGGTCGGAGCGTAATCGCCCACATCCCGCATCCCATCACTTTCCAGTAGTCTGCCACCAGCTCGTTCAGCTTGCTCACGCATGAGCGTGGCTGTTTCTTCGAGCTTTTCCTCTTCACGCAACGGGGCGTCGTGGTGAGCTTCCTGCATGTACCTGTAATACAGGGACAGTGGTAGCTTAGCCGCGAGCATCTCGTTAACCGCAACGCAACCAGCGTACTCGCCAGTTTTTTGCGTGACTAGTTCCATGCCCGGTACATCTTCAGCGCGGATCAACTCGTAACCGAGCCGTGAGCGCTGTTGGATGGTGTCGGACTTGTTAGTCGTCGTGAGCCAGCAAACATGATAACCCGGAATGTCGGGGATATTCGGTAAATGGTCGTTGTATAGGTTCATTCGGAACATCTCGAGCCGCTCATCATCTGTCATCTCGCGGTTTTCCGTAATGCTACGGTCCTCCGCTGCACGACTTTGCCGGCTATTCCCAAGTTCCTTCTTGAGACGGTCATCCATACGTTCTTCGGTCATTAGCTCTCTCCTTTTCTAGCGAGCTGTGTTTTCACGATCATAGGCCTGATACGCCTTCAAGTAACGGGTGCGGGCGACAGGGTCATCCCACACTCCGGCGTCGATCATAGCCTGTTTTCTTTCCGCTGTCACTACCACTTCGTTTTTAGTCGAAACAGGTGCGTGTTCACGGGTTGTGCCTGTCGGCGGAGCCTTGCGGCGCGGTGCCGCTTGGTTACGCGCAGGGGCACCATCGTCGCCAATCCGCGAAGCAACGCGGCGTGTCAGCTCGTGCCAGTACTCTTCAGAGGACGGGTTCCAGCCTTCGGCCGCAAGCGAGTTGTCGATCGCTTTGGTAACCGCGCTGTCCTCGTCGCGGCCCTGTGGGTTGTACCACGGGTTCGCGTCAAGCCACTGCTTGGCGTAGTCCACGACGCGAGGGTCGGCCTGCGGCTGTGCCGCCTGTTGCGCATACTGCTCAGCTTGCTGCTTGGCCATGCTAAGCTGCTGGGCGCGCTCCTTGGCCTCGTCACGCAGACGCAGAGCAACAGTCACGTCGTCGCCGTTGCCGGCTTCGACTGCGCGGGCAATGATAGTCTCAGCTTGCTGCGCTTCGTAAAGCGCCCGCTGATACTGCTGGTCGATCGTCTGAGCTTGCTGCGAGAGCGTGTTGCCCTCGACGGCGCGCAGACGTGCCTCCATTGCCGAGTTCTGTTGACGCAGGTATTCGAGCTCACGCTGCGAGCGCTCCTTAGCCTGCTTCTGAAGCTGCCGCCGCTTAGTGCGCTGATCGCGGACCTTCTTGTTCTTGTCGACGATCTCGTCTTCGCTGTCATCTTCCGAGACGCCAGTGCGCTCGTCCTCGTCAGCGTCGTCATCATCATCGTCCAGCTCGTTAGCCGGAGCGTCGTCTTCCTGAGCTTCCGGCTCCGCGCCGGGCTCGACGATTACCAACTCTTCGTCGTCTTCATGTTTTACTTCAGCCATGACCGGCTCCTTTCGTTAGCCTTATGGATCACACGAAGGCCTTCATCGCGAGCGGGTCGCCCGTGACTTTGCCGATGAGATCCAGATCGTTGAGGATTACGAAGATGATCTCCTGATCATCATCGATCTTAACTGTCCACTTATCGCCGCCGTATTTAGGGACGCGGACAAAGTCCCCTGGCAGTGCCCACGAACCCTCAGGCCAAGCCTCTTGGGTGTTGCGGTTCTTGTACGCCAAGTCGCCAACCGCCACCACCCTGGCAACCTGCGTGTTCCAAGTCTCAGTGTCCTTGGTGTCGCCGGTCAAGATGATGCCGCCAGCCGTCTTCCTCTTTGCCAGACGGATCTGACAAAGCACGCGGCTGCCGAAAGGTTGAACGCCGGGATCGACGGCCGGGAAGGCCTCATCGATATTGGCGTAATCAAAATTTACTTTATTCAAAACATAGTCTTGCATGGGTGCTCCTTCCTGCAAGTTAAAGGTCGAACTCCTTCCGCTCCTTCTCAGCCACCATGTCGATCAACGCGGTTTTGGCTAATTCCAGACCGGAATACATACCCACGACCCGTCCATACTCGAACGTGTCGCGGGATTGAGGCTGCGCCAGCGCCTCACGGGCAAGGTCTGCCTGTGATTGCTCCAGTCGCTGTAGCAGGGTCTCAATTCTCACGCAGGCGTCTTAGGCGTCGACGGGACCTTGGGCATCTCGCCCATGGCCATCCGCTTATGCTGCTTTACGCCTTCGCCCATCTGGGCGACTTGGCTTGGTTTAGGTTTATCGCTCTTAGCCATTGCGGCCTCCTTACGGTTGCGGGTTAATCCCGGTGCCCGTGGACACCGCGATGCGTTCGCCTGTCTCGACTTCGAGCTGTGCCAGCTCCATTGCCGTCAGGTTGTCTTGCGTGTTCATTGCCTGGCGCACTTGCAGCTCGGCCATCTTGCGCTGGGTCTCAGCCTCTTGGCGCTGCTGGTCAGAGGCCATGCGCGCCTGCATCTGCTGCGCGTCGAGCTGAAGCTTAGCCGCGTCCATCTGCGCCTTCTGCTGTGCGTCCTGCGCATCGAGTTGAAGCTTGGCTGCATCCATCTGCGCCTTCTGCTGCGCGTCCTGCGCCGTGAGCTGGAGCTTCTGCGCGTCGATTGCCGAACGCTGCTGATCGCGCTGCGCCTGCATCTGCATCTGCTGCTGTACGAGCTGCACGTTCGGGTCCATCGGAGGCTGCGGTGCAAGCTGCTGCATGATCTGCTGCGCCTGCGCAATGACAGGCGGCAGCGATGCGAACACGTTGGCCGCCTCGGCTGCCACGGTCTGGGACGCCTCGGCCAACATGGCGTCGAACGCCCGCTTGGCTTCAGGGTCGCGGATCTCTTTGAGCATGTCGCCGATGTCGGTGCCGGTCGCCTCGGTGCCCAGGTCGAATACGCTGGTAGCGTACCAGAGCGCGATGTGCTCCTTGAGGTGGTTGAGGATCGCAGGGATGAACGTCGGTGCAATGAGCGGGTTCATGCCCAGCGCTGGGTTCATCAGATACGCAAGGTGCGTCTTGAGGTGGGCGATGTGGTCCTGCTCGGGGAACGCCACGATCGGCCGGGCCATAGTCGCGGCCACGTTCTCGTTCACCGCGTTCTGCTCCTTCGGCTCCAACGCCGGGTTGAGCAGATCCTTGGCGTTCGGGATCTTCAGCGTCTCGAGGATGCGCTCCTCGACCTTGCGCTGGTTGTAGAGTTGCGGCAGCGCCGCGCTGCGTTGTGCCACCGCCTGCACCTGAGCAAAGCGCTGAGCTTCGCTGAAGATGTTCGGGTCGGACACGGGCACCACATCAAGCGGGCCTTCGAAGTCTTGACGCGTTGCCAGTTCCTCGCCGACCTCGTCCTCAATGTCCTCGTCGTTGAGGTACATCGCGTTGAGGCGGTGCAGGATGCCGAGCAACTTGGCCATGCTGTTGTGCATGCGCGCATGGATGGCGCTGAACACGACCATGCCCTGCTCGAGCTTAGCCAGCGTTGTGCCAACCGGCGCGTTCGGGTTACCGTCGGCGATGTCCTCCATCGTCGTGCGGATCACGCCCTTGCCGGCGTCGACCAAGAAGCCAAGCAGGCTGAACAGCACTGGGTTGGGCGGCGAGTAAGGCAGAGGCATGATAAGCTTGCGGATGTCGTCCGCAGCCATGCCGCCCTCGATCTCCATGACCTGCGTCGGTTGGATCTCAAGCGACTGGCCGCCCTTCGAGCCGCCCTTCAGCTTGAGCATCGTCTGGCTGTTGCTGATGTGCGCCGCGTCGAGCAGCGCACGCAGCGCGCCAGTTGCGGCAGCAGATAGACCGCCGACCATGTGCGGCAGGCCGATCGGGTACGCACCGCGCCATGGCACGAACGGGAACTCAACGAACCACTGAAGCTCTTCTTGCGCGTCGTCTAGCTCGTCCCAGTTGCGGTAGATGCTCAGCACCTTAGACGTCGTCTTGTCCACCGTGATGATGTAAGGCAGCGCCTCATCACCCTCGATGTCGGAGATGACGTAAATCTCATAGACGGTGCGCAGACCGTCCTCGTTGTAGCTGCTCTCGTCGCGGCCCTCGATCTTCATGTTGGCCTTCTCGGCCTTCGAGTAGTCGGGCTCCATGCTGACCGGCGCCAGATCGACGTCGCGGTACATGCCCTGCTTGACGCGGCGCTGATAGTCGAGCTGCGTCAGATACTGAACGTGCGTCTTGCGCTGCGCCGAATAGAAGTTGGTCGCGGCGAACGGTAAGTACATGTCGTCGATCGCGACGAACAGGAAGTCCGGCCGGTTGCGCGGTTCGTTCCACGTCACCTTCATGTACTGCGCGCCGCCGAGCGGCACCTGCGTCAAGAGCTGCTCGAGCTCTGCGCGGAACTCAGGCGACTGCGTCGTGAGCTGCCAGTTCATGAAGTCGGTCTTGCGCTTAGCCTTCTTGACCTTGTCGCCTGACGGCTCGCCGGGGATGAAGTCCTTGACCGGTCCCTGCGGTGGGAACAGTTCTTTGATGGCGCGGGCTGAGAAGTCAACGCAAGCCTCGGTCAGCATCGGGTGCACAACCTTGGTCGCGCCCTGGAACTGCGCACCGCCTGGTGCGTCGTCGCCCAGGCCGGTGCGGCGGAGGCCCTCTTCGTACTGCTCGTCGCGCTTCTTGCGCGCCTGCTTGTCCTTGCCGACCACGTCGAGATAGGTGCGTGCGATCTCGGACAGCTCGCTCTCGGACATCGTCTCGGCCAGGTTGGCGTAGAAGTCATCGGAGCGTGCGTCGCCCTCGCCGTCGTCCATGCGCACGATCGCGCCGCCGTCTTCGGTGTCGATGACGCTATCGTCCTCGTCGTCGGGCAGCTCGATTATCTCGCCAGTAAGGATGTTCTCGTCTTCGTCCATGGCCTCGTCCTTCATACGGCGTAGGGATTTACCACCGGCTTAGGCGGCGGCGTTGTGATTTCGTCTTTGCGTGCTTGTACAGCATCAAGCAGTCGCTTGTCCATGCACAGTCGCAAGGCCTGCGTCGTGCTGTCCACAAAGTCGTCGTGCTTGATGCTGTTCGGCCCAGTGTAGCTGCACAGTTGGTGCAGCATCGGGTCGATCCAGTTGCGCGGCCGGCCGGGGTGCGACGCGCTCTCGGGCAGCCAGACCATCTTGCGTGCGAAGATCGGCGACACGATGTGCAGACGCGTCAGCTTATCAGCTCGCCCTGGGTTGTATGCGTAGGCCTCGAGGCCCTCGCGCTCTAGCATCTGGCGCAGGCTGATGCCGCTGCCCTTGTCTTCGATCAGCAGGATGTCAGGCTTGCGCCCGGACGTGAGCGGCTTGCTCGATCCGAACATCGGCTTGATCAGCGCGTTGTCGTCGTCATCGCCGTACGCGATGTTCATCTCTTTCCTCACGCGCCGGATCAGGTCGGGCATGCCCAGATGCTCTTCCCAACAGTCGAGCAGCATGATGTTGTTGCGCTTCTCGTGATGGAACACGCCCCAGACTGTGCACGCCGTCGGGTCAGGGTCGCCCTTCTTCTTGTCGTATGTCTGTTCGGTGAACGCCGTGTCGAGCGACAGGATAACCAGGTCGAAGCGCGGCATCGGCTTGTCGTGCGGCCACAAGCGGAACTGGCTGCGCTTCACAATGCCGCTCTCTTCAGGATCGATCAACTCGCCGTACAGCTCCTGCCGGCCGAGCGTTGTGCCCTCGTACTGTTGAAGCTGGTCGAAGAAGCTGTCGGGCAGGTTCGTCTTGTTGTCGTACGTTGAGCCGGCCACAATCAACCGGCCGGCGTTCGGCGCGGTGAGCTTGCGGATGATGTCCTTGGGCCTGGGCGTTGTGGTCCACAGCACTTGCGGCTTGTCGCCCAGGCGCAGGCCCATCATGGCCATGTCCCACACGTCGTCGTACGGCCAGGCGGCCAGCTCGTCAGCCCAGATGCGCGTGTGCTGCGGGCCGCGTAAGCGCTCAGGCTTCTCAGCCGTGAAGCCACGTATCAACGATACACCGCCTGTGCAGTTGAACATCTCGATCGTCATGTCGGTCTTGTTATATGCTTTGATCAGCTCAGGCGGAATGATGTCGAGCAGCCCGTTCTCGAAGCAGGTGAACTTCACGTCCTGATAGGTAGGCGCGATCACCGCGCTGTCGAACCCTGATGGATCCAAAAATACTTTCCGTGCCAGCCACTCTGCTCCGACGCGCGTCTTACCGTAACCGCGCCCTGCCAGATAGCCGCACTCGGTAAACTGCGGGTCTTTGCCTTGGAGCTTCGCCGCCACTTCAGGGACTTGATTAGGCCGCGCTGTCTTTCCCCAGCGCTTCTGCCAGACGAGGAAGCGTGCCTGCTTGTCATCGAGGCGCGACAGGACGGATGCATCAACGGTCACTTGCCTTCGGGTGTCTTGATCGCCAGGTCGGCCAGCTCTAGCATGAGCTCAGGCGACACGAGTGACACTTCGGCCTTGATGGTCTCGCCCGGTTTGTTGCCGACGTCGACCGTCTGCTTGTCGCCGTACTTTCCCGGGTTCCACTTAGCCAGGAGCTTCAGTCGGATCTCTGCGCGGTTGCGCGCCCAGGCAACGCCTGCGCTGTCGATGCGGCTTGTTGTCTTGTTGCCTTCGCTGTCGAAATCGATCACGCGCTCAGGCTCTGCGTCGAGGATCTCCAACGCCTGCTCGGCTATGGCATCTGCACCCACGTCGCGCGCACGCGCATACGCGATGGCCAGACTTTCGTCTGCACGTATCCAATCCAGCCACGCAGTCGGATGCGGAAACTTCTCGGCCGATCGGCAAATAGCAGCGAGCGGCTCGCCGTTCGACAAGCGATGCAAGATCTCTTCAACCACTTCGGGTTTGCGTTTAGTCGGATATGGCATGTGCGTGCTCGCGATGCGTCCTCAAGCTTCCACTGAAGTTGCCTAGATAGCACCTCGAGCGACACATCTCAAGCCCATCCCTCAATCGACCCTGAATAACCGTCCGCCCTGGCACGCGTGCGCTGCTCAGCCAACGTCAAGTTCGGCAGCAGCTTGTCATGCTTGAACGCCCAGCGGCACATCGAAGCCAGCAGCATGGCACTGCCGATCTCTGACGACGTGTTCTTTGTGATCGGCACCTGGTCACGCTCAAGCGATCGCACCTCGGCAACCTTCTCCACCTTCAGCTCAGGCTTATCCACCGGCGTCGGTGGCAGCTCTCTTGCGATCACCTTGCGGTAGCCGCGCACAAGCAGCACCGACACGTGGACGCCATGCTTGCGACGCAGCGCCTTCACGATCGCCACATCATCAGCCACCGCCATCGTCAGCAGCTCAATATCGTTTCTCATCTCTTGCGTAAGTACCATCATGTGCTCCTCTTCTAAACGAGATACACTACCTGCCACCAAGCAACAGATTGCGCAAGCATCTAATTGCGACGCAGCGTGCAGCATCTGCGCATCATGCTGCACGAGGTGATCCCAACAAGTCTCAACACAGCGCAGCACATCGGCGCAGCGCAGCGTGACCCCAGCACGAGCAGCGTGCAGCATCGTGGGGTACCCCTAAAGGGGTAACCCCCACACGCTGCATGACACGCTGCGTCTCGCGCTTGCCTGCAGCATGCAGCAGCAGCATGCAGCATGACCAAATGCTGCTGCTGGCTAGTGATTGCTTGCATAGCTAAATGCTGGCTAGTGATTACTTGCATATTTATTTTCACGGGGGGCTTGCAAGCGTTTACTTGATATGCAATTATACTGATATCAAGCAAGCAAAGGAGACACTGAAATGACTACACGCCGCCTCATCAACTGCCCAACATGTTCAGGTTCGGACAAGACGACCCGCAACATCTGGGACGTCGACTTCTACGAGCGTACCCGCACTTGCCGCTGCTGCGGTACGACGGTTAAGCTCAAGGCGCTGTCCCCCACCATCCGCGCCAAGCGCGACGCGCACAACGCAAGGATGGAAGCTATCCTCCAATCCGTAATCGCAGGAGGCGTGACATGACACCGCGCCGCCTGACCGCGCTGCTCCGCCAGCTCGCCGATCAACTGGAGAAGACCAATGGCTAAGTACGGCAACGGCAACCCATGGCCAGAAGAGGACGTTGCGCGGATCGCGGGCATGTACCGCGCTGGCATACCCATCAAAGAAATTGCGCGCCGGTTCGACACCACACCAAACGCGATACACCAGCTCATGGGGCGTAAGAAGGCGTACCGAACGCTCACCCGCAAAGTGGGTAAGGCGGCATACGGAAAAACAACCCGCACAGTAGACCAAGGCGACAACGTCAGCGCGCTGTTTGGCAACGCCGAGAGCGAGGCAGAATAAATGCACTGGCGCCAAGCTGAGACGCATTGTCATCATGCGCAGGCAGGGCTCGACGTGGAAAGAGTGCGGCGAGGCTGTGGGTGTATCCGGCAGTGTTGCCCAAGATTGGGTAGAGTTCCTGCCCTTTGAATTATCAGTATAAGGAGACTACTATTATGACCGAAAAGACATGGACCGTCGAGGATCTCAAGGAGCGCGCCTTGCACTTCCAGAGGCTGCACGAAAAGCATCTCGCCGCGACTGGCGCTGAGAACACGCCTTACCGCGAAGACTACAAGCATTACCTCGACCGATGGTACGCCGCCGCTGGGATGGGCGAATATGACAAAGGAGCACTATGACTATGACTAACAACTTTCCAAAAGGACCCCTCGCGTTCCCGAACGCCGTCCCCGATACCTTTTACGACTTTAACGACGGCATGACCCTGCGCGATTACTTCGCAGCTAAAGCGATCAACGGGATGCTAGGCAATCCACGCTATGACAGCACTTCGTTTGCTACGCTCTCCACCTGGGCGTACCAGCTCGCCGACGCAATGCTCGAAGAGCGCTAATAAACAAGGAGCACAATGACTATGTCTGACAACTTAAGCTACGCCTGGCGCAACAAGCCTCTTGGCGACGTGATGCCAACAAGCCGCCTGCTCGACAACCTCGAGCGCGCCGGCTACCATACGGCAGGCGACATCCTCGACGCCAAGGCGGAGGCGCTGGCCGCTGACGTCCGTGGCGTCGGGCCGATACGCGCCGGCCGGATACGCCAGACGGTCTTCGACCACGCGAAGCGGTTCGGCTCGTCCGAGACGCCGAACTGGGTCATGGTGCCGGGTCACGTTGAGTTCACTGAGACAACGCCGTCACTAGCCGACACGCTCATGACGCTGGGCGCGATGCTCGCTGTGGCGCTGCTGTTCTTCGTGACTGTGAGTATCTTGCTATGAGCATCGCACCGATCGTCAACGGGTTTCCCCTGCTGAGCCGCATGGCGCGATCTGCTCTTGACTGGTCGCAGCTCGAGACATCGCGCCGCACAGGCATTCCCAAAACTACACTGGCACGGTTTGAAACGTGTTCCGGAGGGCTTAGCGCGACACAGTGCGCCACGCTAATAGAAGCTTATGAAAGCGCGGGGCTGACCTTCTCTCAAGAGCTTGGCTCAATCGGTGTCTCGCTGCGCGACAGCGCGACAGTGCTGGCGCAGTTACAAGACCCTGACCGCCGACGCTCAGACTACAAAGGATCACAGTAATGACAACCAAGCCTGACCTCATATGCCGGGACAACGTCCTGATGCCGGGCCAGCTCCAGTTCGTGCACCCTGAGACCGGCGCTCTGATCGCTACGGTCAACGCCAACACGCCTGAGGGCAAGTACACCGTCGCCGCCATGTTCATTGGCTTCGAGAAGGTGGGCTACAAGATCAAGGACGAGACGCACCTTGTCACAACGTCTGAGGGCGACGAGCTGCCGCAGGTGACGACATGAGCAGCAGAAACCTACCGCACCACCTGTATGTCTATGTGGACAGCTCGTTCATACGCAAGGAAGGCAAGGGCTTCGAGCCAGCCGTCTGGTTCGCGCTTCGATCTGAGCCTGACCGAGCGTGGGGATGTACCGTGCTAACCGAGGAGGGCGCGGTATACCGCAATCTGCCCCCACATTCGCTATCGTTCAGCAAGAACCCAGAGCCAGCCTGGACACTGCAACAAGCGCAAGTCTGGGACTGCTACGGCACCGAGTTTGACGTCATCAAATACGAGTATCTGGTAAATTTAGAAGCGCGTTACGACTACGGCGACGACCGGGCGACCTGCCTGTTCACCGCCTGCCCGCACAGCGACGGCTTCAGCGCCGCGCCAGAGCAGTCGAAAGAGTTCATGTTCATGCGAACGACAGGCGACCGTCTGCTTATTCGTCCCACCAATATGGTGCTGTTCGAGGAGCGCAGCTTCACTGAAGACACAGGCTGGCCGACTGACATCATGACATCCACGCAAGTCTGGCGCGCAGAGTGAGCCATTCGTAAATTATAAAACCTAAGGAGAAGTAAAATGATGACCCCAGAAGACGCAATGAGACAGGCCCACATGACGGCCAGCCTGTACGCATACGAGGCGTCAGTCGCCTATGAGAAGATCTTCGGCGCACGGCCAGAGGACGAGCCCGAAGCCGCCGCCGTATTCATCGGCCAGTACATGCGCACCGCAGCCCACGACTACGATGTCGCCATGCGGGAGCGCGGCAAGTGAGCGATTTAGCAGAGCAACTTAGAGCCGCTGCGGACGACATGGGTGGTGAGCTTCTTCCATTTGCACGCATGTACACGCAACTAGCTGACCGCATCGAAGCTTATGAAGTGGAGATCGTGCAGCTAGAGGCAGCACTAAAGCGCATCGCAGGCGGTTGGCCAAAGCCAATGCAACTGGCGCGCGAGACGCTCGAAAAGAAAAAGTGAATTATTTTGCACAAGGGGCTTGCAAGTGTTTGCTTGCACGTCTACAGGTTACCTCATCAAGCAAGCACAAGAGGACACCGACATGATTGACTGGACCAAAGACGAACGCACCGCAGCACTGATGGCAGAAGCTGTAAGGCACTGCCTGGCTACCGACGAGTTCTCGCTCGAGCACGAGGAGCGGCTCGAGCTTATCCGCGACGAGTATCTTACCGACCGCTGGAACGACTATCGTAGCGAAGACACCGACGGCTTCGAAGATTGGCACGGCCAGCTAACGGTCGAGGAAGCCTTCCACGCTGCGTTCGACGCCGACAACGCTGTGCGCGTTGGGTGATCGACATGCACAGCATCCCTCTTATCACCACACCCGTCCGCCAACTGGACGACAAGCTCTGGGCCATCTTCAGCAAGAAGGGCCCGCTAACCGCAGAGGAACAGGCTTACCTCGATCGCATCGAGGCTGAGTACGAAGAGACTATCTTTGACGAAGGGGAGTACAACTGATGAGCATATTTAATCCATGGGCTGAGGTCCGCAAACTAAAGGCCCAGCTCGAAGCAGGCTATGAGACATACCGCGTCGAAGAGACGCAGCAGCAGGCCGAGTGGGCCAAGAAGGCCGTCCTGCTGGAAGAGCTGGAGCGCGACAACGCCGCTCTGCGCCGCGAGCTCAAACAAGCCGTCATCCGAGGTTCCAACAACAACTTTGAGCTCGAACGCAAGCTGGGCGAGATGACTGCGCAGCGTAACAAGGCGAACAACGCCATCAAGCGCAAAGATCGCGTCATTCAGCGCCGCGAGGCCGACATCAAGGAGCTTGAGCTCGACGTGCGTGAGATAGAGCGCAAGATGTGCGCCGCCGTTCAGGAAATCGATCAGCTTAAGTCCATCAAGGTTAATTTCATAAACCAAAGTTTCGACATGGTCGCGCTCAAGCAGCAGGTCGAAGCTCTGACTGCACTGAAGGAAGAGAACCGCAAGCTCGAGGCTGACCTCGCCCAGGCTGTTGACCCGCGCGACGCTAAGACGGGCCGCTTTACCAAGAAGGCGAAGTGATCATGCTCTACGATTTCGACATCGAGTACGAGCTGTTCGAGGAGGGGCCGATCGACGTGATCGAGTATTACGTCACGGCGCACGACACCGACACCGGCCGCATCCTGCGCCACAACATTGGCTTCCGCACGCACGACCTGTTCATCAATCCCGTAACGGGCGACGAGCACATCTACCCGCGTGACCACAGCGACCCCCAGCGCGAGGTCGAGCTGCTCTTGTGCTCAGTGCGCAAGAAGGGCGCGATCAATCCGGTCTGGTGGTCGGAGCTCGTGCCCGCAGCGGTCTACCCGTGACAGCGAACGACAACACGACGCCGGAAGACGATGACGATTATCTGTCCGAGGAAGAGTTGAGCGAGATGCTTGGCTCAGCCTCACACTTTGGCACCATTATCGAGCGGCGCCTGGTAGTCACTTGGCTGAACAAGAACGCCGCCGACTTCTTATTTGAGCCGGGGCTCGACCCCAAACTTCAAGAATACGGCACGACAGTGCTCGAGATGGTCGCCGACGCGATCAGAGAACAAGAGCACTGGACAGGTGCCCATAACACCAGGGAGACAATACAATGACACGAAGCACCAACGAGATCATCAGGGAAGCAGCCCGCGTGCTGGCGAAGCAGGATAAGCTGCGCAAAGAGCAGCGGGTACTTGAGACGCGCGTGCGCGAGCTGTGCCGCGAGTTCGAGACGGCTGAACGCTGCTGGGCCCTCGCGCCTCACATGCTGCGCCAAGAAGTCGAGGCGCGCACCAACCGGAAGATCGCGGCATGAGCAACGACACACCACTATTCTTTGTGGTCATGGGGCTGCTGGCTCTTACCGCATACCTCATGGTGACAGCGCCGCCGCGCACCGCAGAGGAACGCAAAGAGATGGAAGAGGACTGGTGGGAATGATGGCTAAATGCGTCGCCGACCGTTTATGACTTGTATCAAGCAATCACTTTAATGTAGGCTACTCGGCCTATCCAAAGGAGCACATAGTGGAACAATCAGGACTAGCGCGCGCCGTTAAGTTCGCAGGAAGCGTTTCGGCTTTCTCGAAAGCGGTCGGCGTGACCCACCAGGCGGTATACCAGTGGCTGCAACGCGGCTGGCTGACGCCGAAACGCGCAGAGCAAGTGAGCGAACTGTACGGGGTGCCTGCGGCCGAGCTGCTCGACCCAGAGATCACCAAGCTCGTGCGCGTCACCGATGTGGCCGATGTAGCTCAAGACCTCCTCTAATTGGAGGGCCACACATGCCGGGTGAAAGGGACACATCCATGCCTAACGTCGCGACTATTGCGCCGCAACACCGCTCTATTGAGGTGCCGGATGAGCTGCAAGCTCTGCCTGGCTGGCTTGTGTGGCGGTATGAGCAGCACCCAGGCGAGCCTAAACCTCGTAAGGTGCCATACTATGTAGACGGCGGCCGGCGCTATGGCGTCCAGGGCTCGCCCCAAGATCGCGGCAAGCTGACCACGTTTGCAATGGCGCGCGACGAGGCCATGAAGCGCGGCTTCGACGGCATCGGCCTGGCGCTCATGCCAGACTGGGGCGTCACTGCCTTGGACTTCGACAAGTGCGTCGGCCCGAACGGCGCGATGCCGCATGAGATCGTCGAGATCATCGGCGACACCTACAGCGAGTACTCGCCCAGCGGCGAGGGCGTGCGCGCCTTTGTGCGTGGCAATCTGGGCAACAACAAGAGCTATGCGGAGGGCGACCGCTACGGCTTCGAGACGTTCAACACCAACGGCTTCGTCACCATCACAGGGCGGCACACGCCGTACTGCGAGATCATGGGACTTGAGAACACGATTGCGCCGGCCTCTGATCATGTGATCGAGCTGGCAGGGCGCCGCTTCGTGCGCACATCGTCTGCCGTTGCGGACGACCCCGACGACTTCATGATCGGCCACGAGCCTAAGCTGAACCTGACGGTCGACCGCATGCAAGAGCTGCTCGGCGCGTTAGACGCTGACATGGGCCGCGACGACTGGATCAGGGTCGGCATGGCGCTACACCATGAGTGCGAGGGCGACGACACTGGCTTTGAGCTCTGGGACGAGTGGTCGGCCGAGGGCTCGACCTATCCTGGCACCGAGGGGCTGCGCGGGCAGTGGGAGAGCTTCGACAGGCGCGTCGGCAACGGCCACAGGCAGGTCACGATGGCGACTGTCCTAAAGATGGTGAAGCAGGCCGGAGGATCCACAACCGTAAACCCTCCTAAGGCGGCGAGCGCCCAAGAGGTGTCGGCCAAGGTCGATGCGCTCGTCGCAAATCTGGTGCCCTCTGAGGGCGTGTATTCGCCTGTGGGCTACACTGGTAGGTTCCCTGTCCTGTCTGCCGATGAGATGAGCGAGCAGAAGACGGCTAAGTGGCTCATCAAGGGCGTCGTGCCTGCCGCCGACATCGTCACGATCTTCGGCGCATCAGGCTCGGGCAAGAGCTTCGTCGTGCTTGAGATGGCGGCCTGCATCGCATTGGGCGTGCCGTGGCGCGGACACAAGGCCGAGAAGGGCCGCGTCGTGATCATCGCGGCGGAAGGCTCAGGCAGTTACGGCAAGCGTATCAAGGCGCTGGCGCAGTATCTGGGCATCTCGCCCAAGGATCTGGACATTGGCGTGATCGTTGTGCCGCCCAACCTCATGGAGGAGGGCGACGTGACCGATCTCGCTGCGTCGATCAAGGCGGTCGGCGGCGTGTCGCTGATCATTATCGACACCTTTGCGCAGGTGACACCCGGCGCGAACGAGAACGGCGCCGAGGACATGGGCCTCGCCCTGTCCAACGTGCGGGTGCTGCGGACCACGACCGGCGCAACGGTTGAGCTTGTGCATCACGCAGGCAAGGACGCCCACCGAGGCTCACGCGGCTGGTCAGGCATCCGTGCCGCCGTCGACGCCGAGCTGGAAGTGACGCGCGATGAGGACAGCGGCGCACGGCAGATCCGCACCACCAAGCAGAAGGACGGCGAGGACGGCCTGAAGTGGGGCTTCAAACTGGAGACTATCCTGCTGGGCCTCGACGACGACGGTGACGAGATCACGAGCTGCGTTGCGGTTGAGGCTGATCTGGCCAAGGGCGGCGCGGAGGACATGCCGCGCAAGGGCGTCAAGAAGCTGGGCCGTGTGGCCACGCACATCCTCGAGACGATCGAGACGCAGATTGATCCGTTCGTGGCTGACATGGCGATCAATGACTTCATACAGCTCTGCGCGGACGGCATGCCGGCGCCTGAGATTGGTAAGCGTGACATCCGGCGCCAGGACGTGCAGCGCTCGCTCAAGAGCCTGACGACTGGGGCCGACGCGCCTATCTTGATCGAGCATGGCAGAATTATTTTCATGACAGGCTAGACAGGGGTTGCAAGTGATTGCTTGCATCGCTATGGGTTACATTCCAAGCAACGAAAAAGGGAAACTACGACATGGAAAAAGACCGTAACTACTATCGCCAGTGCGACAACGCCACGATACTCGTGTTAGCCAAGGAGGGCGGCGACGAGCTGTCTATGGTGCTGGCCGAGCGTCTGGCTGACGCACTCTTCGACCTCGAGCACGCAGACCGCAACGAGATCGCCGACCTGAAGGCCGAGGTCAACGACCTTAAGGAAGAGATCGCCGAGGCGAACCAAACCATCCGCTACCTTGAAAGTGAACTGGAGAACGTAAAGTGAGCATCACCATTGAAGTGACAGGCAACAGCATCCCCGAAGTGGCCGACAAGCTGCTGGCCATCGGCGCGAGCTTGCAGAACCCTAAAGCCACTCAGCCTGCATTTAGTTGGTTCGACGCCGAGCCGGAACACGACCGCGTTACCCCCAACGAACATGCTCGGGACTTCATACGGAAACTGTCGGCCCAAATTGCTGCGGAGGAAGCCAAAGCGGCACCCGTGGACCCTACGCCGGCCCCCAAGAGTGCGCCCGCTGCGGAAGCTACCGAGAGCCAGCCGACGACGGAGGAACCCTCTTCTACCCCTGCGCCTGCAACCCTGGACTATAAGACCGAGGTTGCGCCTTTCGTGCTCAAGCTGGTCGAGGTCTCCGGCAAGCCGGCAGCTCAACACGTGCTAGATCAGTTCGGCGTTATTAAAGCATCGCACATCTCGCCCGAGCGCTGGCCCGAGCTGGTCGCCATGATCAAGGCGGAGATGGGACAGTGAGCGGCCTGCACGCCAAGCTATCGCCGTCGGGCGCGCATCGCTGGATGCGCTGCCCTGGCAGCATCGCGCTCGAGGCACCCTTCCCAAACGACAGCAGCGTCTACGCCGCCGAAGGCACGCTGGCTCACCTGCTCGCGTCTGAGGAGCTGGACGGCACTAAGCCTGCCGCTGAGCGTATCGGAGAGCAGCACACGGTCGATGGATTTGACTTCACAGTCGACAAGGTCATGGTCGCGTACGTCGAGGACTATGTGAAGCTCGTGCGTGAGTATGCCGAGGGTGGCGTCTTGCTTGTCGAGCAGCGCGTGCCGATCGGTCACCTGACCGGCGAGACCGATGCCACTGGCACCAGCGACGCTGTCGTCGTGCACGCCGATGAGGGGCGTCTCACGGTTATCGACCTCAAGTACGGCATGGGCGTCAGGGTCATGGCTGACGGCAACGAGCAGGCCATGATGTACGCGCTCGGCGCTCTGGAGAGTTACGAGCAGCTCGCCGACTTCGTTAACATCTGCATGGTCATCCACCAGCCGCGCCTCAACAGCGTGTCTGAGCACTGGATCAGGGTAGACGACCTAATGAAGTTTGCAGCCAAGGTTACCGAGGCCGCCGACATAGTGCGCAGCCCTGACGCCTTCACCGCGCCAGGCGAGAAACAGTGCAGGTTCTGCAAGGCCAAGTCTGTCTGCCCGGCGCTTAAAGAGATCGTCGACGAGACGGTGCAGGAAGAGGCTACAGCCGATGACTTCGCCGATATGGGCGACAACTCGCTGGCCGTTGCTATGGGCCGCGTCGAGCTGATTGAGCAGTGGTGCAAGAGCATCCGCGCCGAAGTCGAGCGTCGCTTGACTAAAGGCCTCGACGTGCCTGGCTACAAGCTCGTAGAAGGCCGAAAGGGCAATCGGGCATGGTCTGACGCCAAAGACGCTGAAACGCGCCTGAGCGCCGTCCTGAAGCGCGATGAGATGTATGAGGAGAAGTTCATCTCGCCGGCAACGGCGGAGAAGCTGCTCAAGAAAGATCCCGAAGGGATGTCGTTGCTTGAAGAGCTGACGCACCGCCCCGAAGGTAAGCTGTCTGTGGCACCCGCCACCGATAAGCGTCCAGCGATGGACGTAAAACCAATCTTGGACGATTTCCGAGATTTAATTGCAAACTGAGAAACTGAGAAACTGGAGATAAGAATATGACTACTGAAACACGCCGCGCCGTCACGTTGATGTTGAAAAACAAGCGCCTCGGCTTCGTCAACCTCGCCGAACCCCGTTCGGTCGGCAAGGACAAAAACGGCAACCCTAGTGCGCCCAGCTATGGCCTCCGCGTCATCATTGACCCGAAAGACCCCGACGTAAAGGCGATCAAGGACGCCATTAAAGAGGTAGCCGCCACGCAATGGAAAGACAAGGCGCAGACCCAGCTCGACATGTTGGCAGCTAAGGATAAGGTTGCCTTCCTCGAACGCGAGTATCGTAGCGCGTCAACTGGTGAAGTGCATAAGGGTTTTGAGGGGTCGTTCAGCCTTAACGCCAGCGCGGGTCAGAATAAGCAGCCCAAGTGCTTCGACGAATTTGGCCAAGAGCTGGACAACGAGGGCATCAAACGCAAGCTCTACAGCGGTGCCTACGGCCACGTTAAGGTTGAGATTTATCCGCTGCTGCGTGACGATGGCAACCGCATCAACTGCGGGGTCATGGGCGTTATGTTTGCCGGCGACGGTGAAGCCTTTGGCGGCGGCACGGTCACGACTGCGGACGATTTCGTCGGTCTGACGAAAGCTCCGATTGACGCGGAAGACCTTCTGTAATGTCTGATTTAGGACACAACAGCGTTGCCGGTGATCAGCTCCGCCTGATCATCGAGCGCATAGAGAAGCTCGAGGACGAGAAGCAGGACATCATGGAGTTCATCAAGAGCGTCTATGGTGAGGCTAAGGCCGTCGGCTTTGACACCAAGATCATCAGAAAGCTGGTTGCCCTGCGCAAGAAGGACGACGACACACGCCGCGAAGAAGCGACGTTGTTGGACCTTTATGCCAGCGCTATTGGCTTGGACCTGATCTAAGCGTATAAGAGGGACGCTGCGGCGGGGTTGGAAGTCACCCGCCGCAGCGTCCTCCCTTCTGGCGAGGCGCGCGGTGTGCGGATGTCCCTCCGTTTGCTTGATAACTGCTGCGCGCCTCACCTGAATGGAGGACACTACGATATGACGACGCTCTGGCTCGACCTCGAAACATACTCAGAAACGCCAATCACGCACGGGACGCACAAGTACGCAGAGAACGCCGAAGTGCTGCTCGTGGCGTATGCGTTCGACGACGAAGAGGTCAAGGTCATGGACCTGACCGAGCGCGGCTCGCTGGACAGCGTCCAGATGATGGTCGACACGGCTGACATGATCGTGATCCACAACAGCGCATTCGATCGCACAGTGCTGCGTCATCAGAACGTGCATATCCCAACGGAGAAGGTCGAGGACACGATGGTTCTCGCTTTGGCGCATGGCTTGCCTGGCAGTCTGGGAGCGCTCTGCGACGTCATGGGCGTGCCGCAGGATAAAGCTAAAGACAAATCGGGTAAGAAGCTGATACACTTGTTCACCAAGCCTCGGCCAAAAAACGTCAAGCTCAGGAGGGCTAACCGTGACACACACCCCGAAGAGTGGGCAGCCTTCATCGAGTACGCCCGCCTCGACGTGGACGCAATGCGCGTCCTACATGGACTGCTTCCAAGTTGGAACAATCGTGGAAGTGAACGCGCTCTCTGGCTCCTCGACCAGAAAATTAACGACCGTGGTATCGCCATCGATGTTGAGCTCGCCGACGCTGCACTACGAGCTTTTCAAAGAAGCTCGCGATCTCTGGCTGAGCGAACCCGAATTCTAACCAACGGCGCGGTCGGCTCGCTGACCCAACGCAGCAAGTTTCTTCAGCACCTCGAGCAGACGCTGGCGTTCACGACGCCGGACCTCAAGAAGGGCACCGTCAGCACGTTGCTGCAAGGCACCTTGACGCCAGAGGTGCGAGAGCTGCTAGAGATCAGACAGCAGGCCTCGGCAACGTCTCCTGCCAAATACAGTGTGTTGTTGAAGGCGACTAGCGCCGACGGGCGCTTGCGCGGCACGCTCCAGTTCTGCGGTGCATCACGCACCGGGCGCTGGGGCGGCCGTCTGTTCCAGCCTCAGAACCTGCCCAGACCGACGCTCAAGCAGGAGCAGATCGACATGGGCATCGACGCCATGAAGTTAGACTGCGAGGATCTGATGTTCGACAACGTGGCCGAGCTATGCTCGAGCGCGGTCGAGCTATGCTCGAGCGCGGTGCGTGGCGCCCTGGTCGCGCCGGAAGGGCGCAAGCTGGTCGTCTCTGACTTGTCCAACATCGAGGGGCGCGTGCTCGCGTGGCTCGCCGGCGAGAACTGGAAGACCGAAGCGTTTAGACAGTTCGACTATGGCGTCGGGCCTGACCTGTACAAGCTGGCCTACGCCAAGTCCTTTAACAAGAAGGCTGAAGACGTCACGAAGGACGAGCGCCAGATCGGCAAGGTGCAGGAGCTGGCCCTGGGCTACCAAGGCAGCGTCGGGGCGTTCAGCAGCATGGCTGCGCTCTACGGCGTGTTCCTGCCTGAAAAGGAGGTGCGCGACATCGTGGACGCATGGCGCAAAGCGCACAAGCACGTCGTCAAGTTCTGGTATATGCTGGAAAGCGCCGTCAAGGACGCAATCCGAGAGCCCGGTAAGCGGCACGTTGTGCGCGACCTGGGCATCACATACGCCGACACTTGGCTGCGCATTAAGCTGCCGAGCGGGCGCTACCTCTGCTATCCGAACGCGGGCATTAGTGAGGGCTCGATCGTCTATGATGGCGTCAACCAATACACCAAGAAGTGGGAGGTCATTGAGACCTATGGCGGCAAGCTGGTCGAGAACGTCGTCCAGGCAGTGGCGCGTGACGTGCTAGCATCCGGCATGTTCAAGGCCGAAGAGGCTGGGTACGCCGTCTGCCTGCATGTGCATGACGAGCTGATCACTGAGACGCCTGACGATCCGGCATATAGCCCTGACGGTCTGGCGGCGCTTATGTCCGCTAACCCGAGCTGGTCAATGGAGCTGCCGCTTGCTGCGGCCGGCTTCGAGACCCACCGCTACAAGAAGGACTGAGCCGTGACGCCCGCAGGCAAGCTACAGGCGCATCTCAAGCACGTTGTGCAGCAAAGTGGCGGTCAGTACCGCAAGGTGCGCTGGGAGGGCCGTAGGGGCTGCCCAGACTGCTTTGTGTGGTGGACGTGGCCTCGTGCCGCCTTCATCGAGATTAAGGCTCCAGGCGACCGCTACAGCAAGCTTCAGGAGCGCGAGATCGCGCGCATGAAGGACGCCGGCATCCCGGTCTATACTGTGTCGACGATCGAGGGCATCGACTTTGTGGTGGCGGAGATCCGCTGATGGCTAACTTTACGCCTCACAGCTATCAACGCCCGGCCATGCAGTGGCTGTACGAGAAGCCGCGCTGCGCCCTGTGGATGCCTATGGGCGGCGGCAAGACGGTCACGACGCTGACGAGCCTGGACAACCTGTCTATAGTCGAGGACGTGTACCCAGTGCTCGTTCTGGCGCCTCTGCGGGTCGCTAAGACCACTTGGCCTGATGAGATTGGCAAGTGGGAGCATCTCAAGCATCTGCGCGTCTCGCCGATCATCGGCAACGTCAAAGAGCGCCAGGCGGCGCTTGACGTCGATGCTGACATTTACACTATGAACTACGACAACCTTGTGTGGCTGCAAGCCGCCCTGGGCGCCAACTGGCCGTTCAAGACGGTCGTTGCGGATGAGTTCACACGCCTGAAGAGCTTCCGGCTGCGCCAGGGCAGCAAGCGCGCGGCCGCCCTGGCACGCGTGGCGCACACGAAGGTAAGCCGCTTCATCGGTCTGACCGGCACACCGAACCCGAACGGCCTGCAAGATCTCTGGGGCCAGACCTGGTTCTTGGATGGCGGCGAGCGCCTGGGCAGGACGTTCAGCGCCTTTAGCGACCGCTGGTTCGCAAAGGGCTGGGACGGCTACAGCCTCAAGCCCCTGGCATCGGCGCAGAAGGAGATCGAGGACCGCCTGCGCGACGTCTGCCTCACGGTCGAGGGGCTGCCGGTGCATGAGCCTGTGCGCAATTACATCAGCGTCGACCTGCCTGCAAAGGCGCGCAGGGCTTACGACAGCATGGAAAATGATATGTTCGCGGAGCTTGAAGAAGCTGGTATAGAAGCATTCAACGCCGCCGCTAAGACTATCAAGTGTTTGCAGCTCGCCAACGGGGCTGTGTATACTGACCACGACGGCAACTGGGAGGAGGTGCATGATGCTAAACTGGATGCACTCGACAGTGTTATCGAAGAAGCCAACGGCGCGCCCGTCCTGGTGGCCTACCATTTCAAGAGCGACTTGGCCCGCCTACAAAGCCGTTACCCTAAGGGCCGGGTGTTGGACGCTAAGTCTGACACGATCAGGGACTGGAACGCCGGACGGGTGCCATTACTATTCGCTCACCCTGCGTCGGCGGGGCACGGGCTTAACCTCGCAGAAGGCGGCAACATCCTCGTCTTCTTCTCGCTCAACTGGAACTTAGAAGAGCATTTGCAAATCATCGAGCGCATCGGGCCCATGAGGCAAGCGCAGGCAGGGCTGAAGCGTCCTGTGTTCGTGCATTACATCATGGCACGCAACACGGTGGACAACATGGTCCTCGGGCGCTTGCAGTCCAAGAAGTCGGTTCAAGAGATCATGCTCGAGGCACTAAAAAGGAAAAAACATGAAAGCGATTAAAGATGCTAATGAAGAGCTCAACGAGATGGCTAAGATGCCAGAGCCAAAGGCCGCCGAGCTGCTGGGCCGCGCTGCGGCGCACATGCACGAACGATCGGCAACCTATGACGATCTGGACGGCGAGAGGTCAATGAGCAAGATCGTGACGGCCTTCAACGCCATCACAGGCCGCGACCTGACCGAGAGCGAGGGTTGGATGTTCATGCAGCAAGTCAAGCTGGTGCGCCTGTTCACGCGCAGCGAGTATCATGCCGACAGCGCCGAGGATAATATCGCCTATGCCGCGTTGCTGGCCGAAGCTAAGGGAGACGGACGTTGACGCGGCTGAATAAGTACTTCTGCCCCCATGACGCGCCTTGGGAAATGCCGTGCGCGTTGTGTGAGGCGGAAGATATTACCTACGTACCGCGAAGCCCGAAGAGGAAACTTGCTCAGGGCGAACCGCAAGACCACCTTCCGCAAACCCATCTGGACCAAACTTCTTGACGGCATTGATGTACTCGGACACGCTGTCTACCCACTCTTGATCAAGCGGTTGTATGAGCGGGTTGTAGCCGAGGTCTTGGCGGATGGCTTTGGGCGCGCGCCCAAACAGGTAGCTTAATTGCCTAAACGGCTCGTACTGCTTCATCTCAGGGCGGTTATAAAGCTGCGACCAGACAAGTTCGCGGGGAACACCTACTTCAAAGCCGCCGAGGTACGTGCCTCCGAGCTTGTGTGAATAGTTCGGGTGCTGCATCGAAACATCTTCTGGCGCGAGTGGGCCTTTGCCGGGTTCCAAAGCTGAGATCGAAAATCCTGAAGTACCTTCTGGTGCGTACAATAGTTCTGGCGTGCTGATCCCTGCGCGATTTGCCCCAATGTCGGGGAAACCAGCGTTAAGAAACGGCGCGGAGTTCATGAGCTGCGTCACAGTGCGCCGCTGACCCATAGTTGTACGACCGATGTCGTTTAGTTGGTCGATAGCAGCGAGGGGGTTGGTCCCAAAG